GCCTCCCAAGGATAAAACCCAGGACAAGGAACCCCCTCCTGCAGAAGGCGCAAAGCCACCGGCTAAACCCCAAGACAAGCCCGGTGCCAAGCCCGCCGACAAGCCGAGTGGGGATAAGCCGCCGGAAGGTGAGCCGGTAAAGCCGGTCAAGGCGGCGGACATCCGGGGAGCTTACGAGGGGCTGAAGAAAAAGATCCGGGAGGAATACGAACCGGAAATCCAAAGTCTGCGGTCAAAGGTAAAGGAGTACGAAACGGCCAACCCGGAACAGGCCGAGGTCCTGACCAAGGAATTGGAATCGATCAAGAAGCGCCGGGATGAATTGGAATCAGAGATCCGCTTCATCCGTTACGAGAAGTCATCCGAGTTTCAGGAGAAATTCGCGAAACCCTACGAGGATGCCTGGGCAAAAGCCGTAGCTGAATTGTCGGAACTGACCGTGACCGATGAGGAAGGCAACAGCCGCACCGCTACAGCCAACGATCTGATGCAGTTGGCGAACATGCCGCTGGGCGAGGCCCGGCGCGTGGCCAAGGAGATGTTCGGTGACGCCGCCGATGATGTGATGGCGCATCGGAGATCCATTCGCGAACTATCCGCAGCCCAGAACAAAGCATTGGAAGATGCCAAAAAACTTTCAGGCGAACGCGAGAAGGAACTGGCGACCAAACGCCAGATCGAACACCAGCAAACAATTAAGCTTTGGCAGACGGCCAATGAAGAACTGGCTAAAAAATATCCAAAGTGGTTCAGCCACGTCGAAGACGATCCCGAGGGCAATTCCCTGCTCGATAAGGGGCTGGCGCTTGCCGATCTTCATTTCATCGGGGCCAAGGATTTGACTCCGGAACAGGTCGAACTTCTTCCCGGAGGATTCAAAGATGCAATCAAACTGCGCGGAGGACTGTCCCCCAAGGAGCGTGTTTATCTCGATGCGTTGCTTCGAAACAAGATCGCCAGTCATGGGCGCATCGCGGCCAAACTCAAATCTGCCAACGCCAGGGTGAAGGAACTGGAAACGGCTTTGGCCGAATTCGAAAATTCTACCCCGCCTTCTGGCAAGGCGGGCGAGGGCAGCGGGAAGGGTGCAGTGGTTAACGAGTTTGACGAAGCCCAGGCAGAACTTGATGCCATAGACAAAAAGAACCTGTGAACCTTCAAGGTAAAACGGCAGCGCAGTTATCGAAGCTCATCAAGCGGGGATACACCGTGGGCAAGGAAGCTGCCTTCGAATGGGCCGATCGAATCGAGCGCGGCCCGGTCCGTTCCGCATTGCCCAAACGCCTCCAGCGCAAAGCAGGCTTGCTGCCGCCGGTAAAATGAAAATCAAACCATTGACCGGATCCGTGTTGGTCCAGCTTCTTCCGCCTCCGGAAAAGGAAGGCAACATTTTCCTCCCGGAGATCTCCGCCGAAGCCGCCAGTAGCAGCGATGATCCCTACCGGCGCAAGCAAGCCCGGCGCGGGATCGTCCATGCGATTGGCCCATGGCCCAAGGCCAAGAACGGATTCGCCATCCTGCCCCAGTTCGGCATTGGCACCACCGTTATTCTTGCTCCACACGTTGGAACCAAGCTAAACCGCAACATCGGCGAGCATTTCTGCATGGTTCGAAACACCGATGTGCTTGCGGTGTTGACGGTCGAGTAAACCAGAATTATCGTTCCCTTCTGTTCGACGGGTTTGCATAGGTCGCCAGAGAGTTGGGTTAGGCTCTCTGGCGATTTTTTATTGACACCCCCGGCCAATGGTGCAATTGGTGCTGTGACGTTGCAGTGCGGATTCGTCACCCGCTGGCGCTTCCAGAGTCTCGCCAACTCCATCGCGGTTGAAAGGACCGTGGACATAACGAACGTCCACGGACTACCTGTGTACTCCACTGGCCGTTCCAACCAAAACAATACGCACGATTGAGTTATGGCTATTCCCTGTAAATCGTTTACAGACTTTTTGAGTCGTCGGTCCGAGCACCTTGACGACATGATTATCCGGTCCATGCATCCGATCGACACATGGATTGGCCACGTTAACACCGGACGCTTCAAGGCGGAGGATGGCGTGGAACACACCTTCGATCGGTTCGAGAACGTGTTCCCGGATCTCCGGGGAGCATGGGAAGACGTCACCGCCGCCTCCTGTGTGGGCCAGCCCTGCGATCCTTCCGAAACCAAGATCGGCCTGGGATTCACCCGCGACAGCTACAAGCTCCAGCGGAAATCCTACACCACGGATCTCTTCTGCTTTGACCAGATCCTGAGTGCCGATCGCGCCAAGCAGCAGTTCGCCCACGTCATCCGGGTGAATCGCCGGGCGTCGAGCCTGATTACCAGCCACCGTTTCCGCACCGAGGCCCTGCGGATCGCCAAATACAAATGGGCGACCGCGAACAACACCTTGGTGCCGATCACCGCGACGTGGGATGCGACCATGACGTTCCTCACGGTCAGCACCCTTCCCACCTCGAAGCTCAGCGTTCGCCACCTGCAGCGCCGGGTCGAGCCGCAGATCCGCGAAGGTGCCCTGGGCGAGGACATCAATCGTGGCTCTCAGCCCATGCTGGAGTTTGTCTCCAACATGGACGAGGTCTGGAACCTCGTTGAGGGCAATTCGGAATTGAGCGACCACTGGCGCTTCAACCAATGGGAAGACGCCAGCAAGTACCACAAGTACGGCTGGGTTGGAAAGATCGGGAACTACGGCCTTCGGGCTGACTGGAACCCGCTCCGATTCAACGTCTACAGCGGCCCGGCTGCCAACGGTTCCTATGTGCTGCAACTCGTTTACCCATACGAGAACGTGGCCGCGACCGAGGGCATCAAGGAATCTGTCAATTCGGATTTCGACAATGCGCCGATCCAGTTGGATTTCATCTGGCACCGAAAAGCCATGACTTCCCTGGTCCGGGACACCACGGCAATCAATCCCGAAATGCCTTTTGCCATGCGCGACTTCGCTGGCCGGTGGCAGTTCGTGATGGACAACCTGACCTGCGGCACCGATGTGAACGGCAACCCCATTGCCGTGGACAACGCCCGCCGGAACAAGGGCAAGTTCATTGCCGATTTCAGTTTCGCCACCCAGGCGGAATACCCGGAACTGGCCGAAGCGTTTCTGACGCTGCGCGAGCCTGCCTGCATTGTGGACATCCCCACCTGCGCCTCGCTGCCGTATCCGTATCCGCAGAATTACAGTTCTGCGAATGACGAATGCACCAGCACCGAATCCACGCTGACCTTCACTCCGCTCAAGCGGACTGAAACCGGCACCTATGAGGTCGCCGCCAGCAGCATCAAGTGCAATGGAATGCAGATCTTCCATGATGCGATTACCGGCACCTCCACGCTTGCCACCCTGGTGGCCCAGATGAACACCCTTCTGGCCGCGATGGGAACCTGGGCGGTATCGGGTTCGAATATCACGCTCACGACCGAAGTCTGCACGGACGTCAGCATTCCTTGGACTGTCTGAGTGGTGGTCAATGGTTAATGGGTGGTTGGTTGGAGTGGCCAGCCACCCATAGCCCCAATTTCTATGCCAATCATCAAAGCACCGCCGGATGAGATGGATAATCTCTACTCGTCCGAAGAGTCCCCCAATGCCGAAGCTCCCGAAATGGAGCAAGAAGGCGAGGCCCCTGAAAACGAAACCGTCGATCAGGAGGAGGCCGAATCGGGGACTGCCGTCATCGACAACAAGGTGCTCAGTCCACAGGGCGTTGCACTAAAAGAAGGTGACAAGGTCATCCTCACTGTGGTTAAAAACTACGGTGATGAAAGCGAAGTCAAATATGTGCCCGAAAAAGCCAAGGGCACAACCAAGCCGCCACCCGGCGGAATGGATGAAGCCGAGGCTGAGTTAGATCAAATGAACGAGGCTTAAAATGGCAGTTTCCACAAACGTAAACGACCGCCTTGAAACCTTCAAATGTCTCTCCTGTTTGTCGGAGAGTGATTTGCTCAAGGTCATGCTGGTGGTTCTGGCCGATGCCAGCACCAGCGGTTACACGCTGCCGGGCGATACGGCTCAACTGTTGGAAGATTCCGCATGTTGGGCTTGCTTGTCGGACAAGCAGCTTCTGCAGGCGCAGGTGTCCGCTTTAGCCGAGGACATCGAAACCGGTACCACGCTCGAAGAGTTTAGGAACAAGATCAAATGCCTGTTGTGCGCCCAGCCCAAGCAAATCAGGGCGGCAGTGGCGTACTTAACCACGATCGTTGCGACATCAACACGATAGGCTATGGCCGTTTCCTGCGAGCCAGCCGATCTTGTATCGGCGTCGAGTTGCTTTGACTGTTTAACACCAAAGCAGCAACTGGTTGTCCAGACCTACCTCCTGGCGGTCATTGCCGGGGGGAGTCTGGATCCGGCCACACTGTTATCCGATGCGTCCTGCATGGGCTGTTTGACAGAGAAGCAACTTCAACTCGTTCAGGTATCACTGTTGTGCAGTATTCTAAACGCTTGAATGTCGCAGTCATGTTTAGCAGCCGATCTGGTCGTTGACGCGAAGTGCTTCCGGTGTATTCCGGGGCATAAGTTCCCATCAGTTACAACCTATCTTTTGTCAGTCGTTGCGGGGGTCAGCCCTAATCCACAGTCTCTGATGGCTGCGGCCTCCTGCTTCTTATGTCTCAACCCGCTAGACCTAATGCGTGTTCAAGGACATCTGCTTTGTCAACTGGCATTGCTTACGGTTGACTCAGATTTGTACACAGCCGATCAGACAAACATTAAAGCCGATCAGGTGTTCACATGATTGATAAGGTAAACGTAGGGGCAGCAGCGAATGACGGTTCAGGGGATCCGTTAAGGACCGCATTCCAAAAGGTCAACACCAACTATGATTGGCTGACCAACAAGATTGGATCGTCGGATACGCAGATCCAGCTATCGGGGGATATCGGGGATCGGTTCCTCGATATGACCGCATCTACGGAGGTTTACGAAGATATCAATTTCAATATCGAATCGTTGAATCCGGT